AGGTCTTTGTCTGCTTCTAGGTAAGTATTGATATCCGATTTGAGTGCAAATTGAAATGGTTCCCAACCGTATTGTTCCAATTCTTCTTCGGACATTTTACCGGTAAAGTATTCCCATTTAATTTTACGCATACGTAGATAATCAAAGTGTGCTTTCTTTGATGCAATCTTATGTTTAGTAAGAACGCCGAGGTACTTACTATGATATTTGGGAATGTTTAATAGTTCTTTAGATGGTTCGGTTTGGTCGATGACTGCATCCGATTCCCACATTTTTAAGACTTGTTCAAGTGTTTCCATAGTTATTCATAATTGCCATAATTAAAACATTATATCACAAAAGTGTTAAACTGTCAAGTAATTATATGATTGATATCTAAATGTTGCCCTTCCGGTGATAATATTATCCGCTGATTGTGTTGTGTTAAATAGAATATCACTTATACTCAACGGGAATACATTTGTATATTGTATTCTTAATATTGGATTGTTTAGTCCACTTAGAATGGTCAATGTTGCATCTGAAAAATGTTTATTGGTTTGCAGTTCTTTACTGCCGTCACGTTTTTCAAATCCATCTGGATCAGCCATAGTGAGAAACCAATCATATATGTTCTTCCAAGATTGTAATTCTTCATCCACCAAAAACTCAATATCAAGTGGAGAATAAGTTAATTTGGTACCAGGTGAATACATGTCCAAAAAAGGCGTAGCTCTGTTAACCTCACCCAAAGAAACTCCAGGTAAATTAACTGATTGGCAAAAATACTGTGTGTCCCTAATTCTATTGAAAGTCAATAAGAATTTTGTGGGTTGAAGTAAGTTTGTATTTTCTGGTGATCTGGATATTGCAGACATTTTATCTCCTCTATTTACTATTTAGGAGCCAAAAAAAAGACCACCCGAAGGTGGTCTTTAAATGTCACTCTTAACGGTGACTCTATCTTACATCAAGTTGCGAACTTGGAAAATACGATAGTAGACGTTTGAACGAGCATTCAATGCACCGTTGCCAGTTGTCAATCCAGTTGCGAATGGGTTTGCAACCATTCCGTAACGAGTCTTGAATCCAATTTTTGGTTGGAATGTGTACTGGTCAACTGCACGAACCATTTGTAGAGGAACGTATGGGCAGTAGAAAATACCAGCGTCATAAGGAGAAGTACCCTTATAACCGATTGTAACCAATTCTTGGTTAGATGTATAACCACCGAAGTATGGGTCGATATAGACCTTGATACGACCGTGCAACAAACCAGCGAATGTGTTACCTGTGTCATCAACTTGTAGATCAGCAGATAGGTTAGGAGTGTATTGCAACCCACCAGCCATTGCCATTGCAGAAGCAACGTCAGATGATACGATCATCACGTTGCCTTTACCTCTACGAGTTTGTTTTGCGATAACGTTAGCATCACGTTCAATTTGGAAAATCAAACCTTTGAAACGTTCAACAGACCAACGACCGTTAGAGTCTGTGTCCAAGTCGAAAGAACCAGCGGTTGTAGTACCATACTGAGCACCTGCAACAGCGCATGTATAGATTGTACGGATAACTTCACGGTTGATTTCAGCAAGAATCTCAGTAGAAAGAATGTTGCTCAATTCTGTTTCAGCATCCAAACCATGGATTGCCTTCAAGTCTTGTGCAAGTTCTAGTGAGTATTCAGCTTTCAACGCACGGCTTTGTGCAGTAACAGTAACTTTCTCAATTGAGAATGCCATTTGTTTGAAGTTGCTGTCTGTGTCAGCACCCAAAGCTTCTGCTGTAGCAGTAGACATACCAATACCAGTTGTAACAGCGTTAGCAGTTGCAAAGTTTGTGAATGGATTAGCGTCTGTGTCTTTAGATGTGTTACCACGGAAACCGTATAGGTTGTTTTCAGAACCAACACCAGAGAACTTGGTGTTTGCTTCGTTGTAGAATGCTTCGTTTGCATTTGAAGGGCTGCCTGATTGTGCATCGTAACGAGCACGCATTGCAAAGATCAAGCCTGTTGGGCCTGTCATTGGCTGAACGCCTGCAACATCATAAGCAATCAAGTTAGGCAATGCACGGCGAACCAAACTAATCAAGATTGGATCGTAGTTAGAAATGCCAGAACCTGTAACGTTTGTTGGAGCAGCAGATTGTGCTGTTTCGTTCAACTGTGAGTGAGCAGCTGCCATTTCACGTTGTTGGTTTTCCAAAACAAGTGCTGTAACAGCTTTCTTGTATGGGTCTTTGATGGACTCTAGACCTTCGTGTTCAAGAACAGGGGCCCATTTTTTTTGTAGTTCTTCTGTTAGATACATTTAGTATTCTCCTTGTAAGTATCTTTTATTGGTAAAGTTTATTTATTTAACCAATGATTTAGAGATGATTTGTGCGTACTGTGCGATTTCAGGATCAACAGAAGCTGATGGCTTCTTTTCGTCCTCAACTTCAACAGCTTCGTGTAGAGCAGAACTTTCAATCGCTTTAATTGGAGATTGGAAGTATGAATCTACCAATGTTTCCAACTTACGACCGAATTCTTGTTCTGTGGTAAATTCAACACTCTCTGCGAGTGATTTTAATTTTTCCACTTGAGTCTGCGTTAGGCCCTCACATACTGCATGTATAGCCTCTGTTTTTTTGTATTCGTTAATTTGTTTCTTCATTTCAACGGCAGATTTGATCTGTTCGTTTAGTGAAGATTCCAGGTCTTCAACTCTGTCGGTCAATTCTTCGACAACGTTTACTTTTTCTTCTGGAATGTCAATATAGTGTTCTTCGAATAGTGACTTCATGCCACGGATGAAATCTTCAACGATTTCGGCACGTAGACCTTTTTCGATTGCCAATTGGTTTTCTTTGAACCATTCTTCGGCCATGTAACTGATGTAATCGTCCAATTTCTTAGACAAGTCTTCTTTAACTTCTTCAACTGAAGCTTCGAATTCTTCGTACATTGCTTCTTCAACTTCTTCTAGAATAGCTTGTGAACGTGCAATAACGGCTGCTTCGAAAATTGTGGTTGCTTTTGTTTTGAATTCTTCTGACAATTCTTCACCTGAAAGTAATGCACCTACGTCTTGGTCCATTTGTTCTTTCATTTTTTGTTTCTTCATCATTTTCTTAATCATTGCTTTGTCTTCGGCTTCGTCTTCGTGGCCTTCTTTTTCTTCAGCAACAACTTCTTCGTCTTTTACTTCTTCTTCAGCATAAGATTGGAATGTTGCACCTGGATTTGCTTGGAACATTTGTGGAGCAAGCTTGGCTTTGATACGGTCACGAATGGCAGAATAGTCTGTTGCAGCTGCTTGAACTGCTTTGTGCTCAACACCTTGTGAGTCGGCAGGACCAGACAACTTTTGTGCAGGTTGTGAACCAACAGGTGGTGTTGCGCCAGGAGGTGTAGCTGTTGGAACACCTTTGGTGTAGTCACCAGTTTCGTCATCTTGTTTCTTGATTTCACCAGCAACTTCGCCAGCATCTTTCATGCCATAAGCAACAGATGTAGGTAGTTTAGATGAACCTTCTTTGTGCCCACGAGCTACAGAAGCTTCAAAGTTTTCCTTTGCGCCTTCTGTAAGAATTGATTTAGCGGCGTCTGTCAGATTAAATTTTCCCATTTTGAGAATCTCCTTGATTTTATATTGGATATTTATAATTAAAGTTTTTTGATGAAGTTTTCGAATATTTTTAAACTTACACGTTCAATGTCTTTACTAGAAGCTTGTTTGATTTCTCTCTTAGCTTCTTCGTATTGAACCTCAGTCCATGATCCGTTTACCATCATCCACTCTTTACCTTCCATAATACCTTGTACAAAAGCACCAGGCGCAGAAGGGTCTGCTACAATATCTGCCGCTGTGGCCAGATGAAAGTCATCTTGAACTATGTTAACACCATTGACTGTCTTGAGAGAACCCATACCACGGGAAGACACACCTAGTTGTGCGCCACCTTCGATAAGACTTCTTGCAATATTACCCATTGGTGTTTCAAGAATTTTAGCTTTGCCTATCCAAGCATTTCCTTCTTGACGTAGACCCACAATTAAGTGTGATACACGGTCAAGATTGATGGATGGGGTGTCTGGATGGCCCAGTTCACCAAAGGCACGGTTTTTAGAAATGTATGCTTCATTGTAGCGGTTAACTTCATTACGCATGGTTTCTTCTTTATACATGCGTTTGTTTTTGTTAACTGCTTCTGCAACTAGAAACGGACCTTCAATGAAAAGAGTTTTCTTTCCATCTTTTTCTTCCGTTAAGTATTGTACCGATTCGGTAAGTTCTCTAATAAGTTTCATTTTATTCCTTATGGTCTCATACCGTAACTGCCATAATTGAAGGCAGCTGGATCGTTGAACTGTCCACGTTGATAGTGTTCGTTATCTTTACGCAATTCCATAATAATTGTGTAACTTGCATTTGCAACTTGGCCTCTTGTGCAAATTCCAATGTCTCCGTTATTCCATGTTGTTGCGGTATTTGACACTGTTGGATTTTTGATGGTGATCCAATTTCCATTACCATCATACTCACCATTTCCTTGCAAAAACATAATTGGTACACCTGAATTTGCCAAAGTGCTTCTGTTATTTGACCAATACAACTGTACGTCTCCTGTGGCGGTATCACTATCATACCAAACACGGTTTACCATTAGGCCATAATAGTATAATGGTCCTGTATTTGCAGTTGATGATAATAGGTTTGCTCTTGAATAATCTAAAGCACCATACAATGTATTTGCTTGAATTCTTGACACATTATTTTCTTGACCACTACCATCAAATTCACCAGTAATTTTGATGACTGCGTGTTGTGTATCATCTTTTAATACTTGATATGAAAATCTATTTGCCATTTGTAATCCCTGTTATTGTTTGAATAATATTTATACCAGTATGACAAAATTAAGTCGAAACTTCTGGTTGAATTGCTTCATCTTCAACCGCTGCTTCTGGTGGGTTCATTAAGTTTTGTGCAACCACCTGTTTGTGTGCTTCGATGTGCGCCATAACTCTATCATGTAATGCTGAATACAAAGTATCACGCATTTCAGTTGCGTTGCCGTTTTCAGCATAATCTATAATTTCTCTTGCTTTGTCCATGTTTTTCTCCTAATTATAATATACGTTTCAATTTGGTAAACGTAGTATCTTCTAAACTCAAATCACCTTTAACTGGCTTTGATCCATTCGAACTTTTTGGTTTCGATCCACCTGATGATGAACCATCAGAACTTGCACCGGCCTGACCTTGATCTGGCATCAATTGTGATTGTTGTACCATCTGGTCAGTTTGAACCTGACCCATCATTTGTTGTTGTGCAACATCGTTAGTTACCGCAACAGGCAAACCAAGACCCATTTCTTTTTCTTTTTCAATCTGTTCTTGCATTTCTTCAATCTCATCATCAGTCAAACGCAACACGTTTTGCTGAATCCATTTTTGAGAAAAATAACGACCTGTATAAGGATCAACTGCACCTAACAAAGACAATCTTTGATTAATTAATTCCGCTTCTTTTAATTCTGCAAAATTATTATCTTTGATAAAATTATAATGAATGTTTTCTTTAAACAAATTCCATTCTTCATTTGTACAAATACCTTTAAGTACACATTGCACACGAAGAGCTTGGTCAAAAACATCCGAAAATTTGTTACGTAATCTATCAACAAACTTAGAGAATTTCAATTCATCTCTAGTAATCTCTGAAGTGCGACCAAGAGAGAAACTTTGATTCGGTTCCAATCTAGAAACTGGTACACACAATGCACCATATAATTTCTTTTGGAAGTACTTAACATCTTCCAACTCACCTAGGTTTTGTCCACCTGGTAATGTAGTAATCTCTGTACCTTTGCCACCTTCTCTACGTGGCAACCAAAAGTCTTCCATCATGGACATAAACTTACGGTCGTCACGGACTTCACCTGTGTTTGCATCATAGACAAGTTTGTTTTTGTACTTGACCATAATGTCACGGAGATATTGTTCCGCTTTTAATTTAGGAAGATTACCAACGTCAATATAAAAGATACGGCGTTCAGGAGCTCGTGAAATCCTATAGATAACTGTTGCATCCTCAATCATTCTTAACTGATTCAAAGGCTTGATTGCCTTATGTAAATATGACAACACAACTGCCCTACGTGAATCCATGAGGCCAGAAACCACCGAGATGATAGAATCTGTTGTGATGCGTACACCAACTGGCCCAAAATTTGAGGCTGATCCTGAGACTACCTTGTCGTTATAGATGTAGTACTCATTCACAGGATTCATAATCTCCACACCTGTGCGTTCATCTTTTTGTTTCTTAATCTCACGAACTTTACGCAATCTACGTGGATCAATATATCTTAACTCTTTGATACCTTCTTGTGGGTTCTCACGATCAATAATAAGGTGATAATACATTCTGCCGTCAATATAGTAACGGCGGAAAATATCTTGAGCCATATTTTTATAATTATATAAACGAAGAATGGTATTAAATTCTTCTTTAATGGCTTTTTTAATTTTATCTGGTTGGTCTAACTTATCTAAAACAATTTGAGTAGTTGTGCCATCATCATCTTGTGTGATAGCTTCATTCATAATATCGTCAATAGCTGACTCAATCTCTGGTTGCATGGCCATTTCACGATAACGAGAAA